GTGTTCGAGTGGAGTTCGACAACGCGACGTGCACAGCCAGCATCAGTCGGGATAATCGTGCCGTAAAAACGTTCTCCGATGTCAAGGTTCGCGACTGGGGAAACATCGTATTCGAGGCGCAAAGCCTCACGGATTCATTAAACAGGTAGGCTTATGATACCCAAACACCAAAGAGAGGCTATTTCCCGTCACGAAGAGCGTCTGAATGAGCTATTGCATGCGGCGGTCGAAGAACTGGAATCGATCAGCGGATACGGTCTCGGAGAGTCCGACTGGAACGAAGCCGACGGTACGATCACCTTTCTATTTCAAGACGTATCTCTGTTGAAACGCTTTCGACAACGTTGTGTGCAGCCGTCAGGATCTGCTCAATCCGGGGATCATGCTTATCAATCCACACCCGAAAGGTCATCGTGTACTCCTCCACGGCAGGAATGGAAAGTTCAAATCGGTAACATTCGGGAGGATACGATTTATCAGTTCTGTATCTCACGTCTAACTGGCGCAATTGAGGAGACATCGATTCACGAGTACGGAACATCAGTTGTTCCGACGGGCAAATGAAATGGATATATAGATCGGCAGGTAACATAATCGCTGAAATTTTGTAGTTGGCAACACAAATATAGCGATTTTCCCACGAACGCTGAAGGCGTTGCCCGGAGCGATACCGGCGCGGGATCGAGAACAACGAAGCGATGGAATATTTCGGAAACATAATAGCAGTAACGATGCACGAGCTGACGCGGTCGGACGATGGCGAGGCGGTAATGAGTCGTAGTGCTTACGATCATCTCGTGACGCGGGGCCGGGTAAATGTTCTACGTCCGGGCAAGGGACTCGGGTCGTATGCTCTGATCGAGTACCACTCGCTACCTGAACGGTTCCGACTGCGTTTTGAAGCGAAATACGGTAATCCTGAAAAGATAATGAAACAGGAAGATATGCCGCTTGCAGTCGATAGCGAAGCACAAAAGTATTATCATGAATATCTGTTGCCGAACGGCGAACATTTACCGGAGGATAAACAAACAGAATACACGCTGAATGCGCGGGTGCTGAATGCTCTTCGGGAAATGCGGGGGACACAAAAAGCGATGCGTCGTGCGTGCAATAACAATACGCCGGTCATCTGGTCTAACATCTTCGCTGCGGCCGAGGAGTTGCGCAAAGCCTACGGACACACCCTGCCCAAGAGTGAAGCTCGTCTGCGCGACAAGCTCCGCCAATATACGAAAGAGGGCTATGCCTGCCTCGTGTCTGGCAAGTTCTGCAATGCGAACACGCTGAAAATTACCAAAGCGGCCGGACGTCAGATCGTCGCCCTGCGTCGTTGTCGCGTCCCGGTCTATACGACCAAGCAGCTCTTCGAAGAATTCAACCGCATCGCCGAACGTCGCGGTTGGAAACGGCTCGCTTCGCAGTCGTCGCTGGTGCAATACCTCGAACGGCCGGAGATCAAGCCGCTGTGGTACGACGCTGTTTATGGTGAACTGGCGGCCAAACAGCTCTATGCACGCCGCAACAAGACCGAAATGCCGACGATGCGCGATTCGCTGTGGTACGGTGACGGAACGAAGCTCAACCTCTTCTACAAGGCGGTCGAGAACGGCAAAACGGTGGTGCGTTCCGCATCGGTGTACGAAGTGATCGACGCTTACAGCGAAACCTTGCTCGGCTATGCGGTCAGCGATACGGAGAATTTCGACGCTCAGTTTCGGGCATTCCGTATGGCTATCGAAACAGCCGGACACAAACCGTATGAAATCGTTACCGACAATCAGGGCGGGCAGCGGAGCAAGATCGCTCAGAAGTTCTTCGCGAATATCTGCCGCATCAATCGCCCGACAGCACCATATAACGCTCCGTCGAAAAGTATCGAGTCGGTGTTCGGTCGCTTTCAAAAGCAGGTACTGCATGAGGATTGGCGTTTCACCGGCGGGAACATCACTTCGAAAGAGGCGTGGAAGATCAACCGGGAGTTCCTCGAAGCGAACAAGGAGAAATTGTTCACCTACGAGGAGATGCTGGAGGCCTACTCCGTCGCCCGCAGCAAATGGAATGCGATGAAGCACTACCAGACGGGGATTGCACACGAAGAGATGTACCGCACGAGCGTCAATCCTGCAACGGAGCGCGTAACGGAATTGGATATGATCGATCTGTTCTGGCTGACAACCGAGCGGCCGAGCATATTTACAGCCGATGGTATCACGATCCAATACCAAAACCGCAAGTACACTTACGAGGTATTGACCTCCGATGGTACGCCCGATTACGCATGGCGCAGTGAGAATACCGGCCGAGAATTCTTCGTGCGTTTCGATCCGAAGTCCATGGATCGCGCATTGCTTTACGAACAGACCCCGATGGGGTTACGTTACGAAACCGTAGCATATCCTTATCTCACGGTCCGTCGCAATATTCAGGAACAACAGGAAAGCGATATGGAGCTGATTCGCTACAACGATGAAGCGAACAAACGTGAGCGGGTGCGCCGTCAAATCGAGGCGCATGCGTTGGAACTGGAACACGGCGTCGCACCGGAACAGCACGGGCTGCGGACACCGGCGATCAAAGGCATCAGCGAAAAAGAGTACGAACGCCTGGCCGATACGGTTGTAGTCGTGCCCTCCGGGCAGTACTCCGAACCGGTGACCGTCGGCGAATATACCAAGGCGGTCAGCAATCTGGATTGCGATCCGACGGCGATATTCAATCGAATGTAAATTTTTAATTACAAACCAATATGAAACAGTTATCTCTCGAAGAGAAAAAGGATATTCAGGCCCGTTTGCAGGTCTATGTATCCAAGTATCCCAGCCAAAACAAGGCGGTGAATTCACTCGGTATCAGTGCAGGTACGATTAGTACGATTCTGAACGGTAAATTCGACAACATCAGCGACGAAATGTTCCTGCGGATCCGCTCGCAAATTTCTCCTGTGAATCCGGAGGAATGGACTGTCTGCGAAACGACGGCTTACCGGGAATTATTTCTTTTGCTGGAGGATGCGCAAGCGAATCAAAACGTGTCATGGGTGGTCGGAAATGCCGGTATCGGCAAGACGACGACCGCGCACGATTATGCTGCCAAGCATGAAAACGTGTTCGTTATCTCGTGTTCGGAGGACATGCGTCGCGGGGACTTTATTCGTGAAATGGCCCGCGTCATAGGGCTCAAACTCGCCCAGACGAGCCAGCGGGAGAAACTCCAAGCCGTAACGGATGAATTGCGTGTGCTCGACCGGCCGCTGCTCGTCTTCGACGAAGGCGACAAGTTGATGGATACGGTGTTTTACTACTTCATTTCGATTTACAACGCGCTCGAAGGACGCTGCGGAATCATCTTTCTATCGACCGAATACATCAAGCGGCGGATGAGTATCGGCTTGGAGTACGACAAAAAGGGTTATGACGAGATGTTTTCACGTATCGGGCGCCGGTTCATCGACCTCACTCCCGCAACCAGCCATGAGGTGACGGCCGTATGTCTGGCAAACGGGCTGAATGCCGAAGCAGCAATCTCCAAAGTGTTGGCAGATGCCCGCACGGTCGTATCGAAAGCTGCAAATCCATGGGATAAGAAGCAAGTGCGGGACTATTACGACATGCGCCGTGTTCGGAAATCGGTGCACAAAAGTAAAAAGCTCGCTGAAATCAAGAAATAGTCTTGTTCAAAAGCAATTCAAATGGGCCGGACACTATCTGCAAAACAGGTTCTGACGATCAAACGCCGCACGATTCGTTTGGGCGGCATCTGGGATGATTGCGTGGGGGAAATCGACCGTACGGGTGTGGTGTTCTTCTGGGGTAACAGCGGCAACGGAAAGACTTCGGCTGTGGTATCCTTTTGCAAGGCGCTGTGCGCTCATGGCAAAGTACTTTATCTGCCGTTGGAGGAGGGACTGGGAGGAACGACACAGGATGCTATTCGGCGTTATCGGGCAGATGAATGCGGCAGTCGTTTTCAGTACAACGATTCGATGAGTTTCGAAGAAATGGACGAACGGCTGTCGAAACCCCGATCGTGGGATTTCGTTGTCATCGACTCTTTCCAATATACCCAAATGAGTTACAAGGAATACATCGCATTCAAGGAGCGGCATCGCAACAAATTGCTGATTTTCGTCAGCCATGCCGACGGCAAACGTCCGGACGGACGTGCTGCGAGCAAAGTGATGTACGACGCTTCGCTGAAAATCTGGGTCGAAGGTTACAAAGCCTTCAGTAAGGGCCGTTTTATCGGTCCGACAGGCGAATGTACGATTTACGAAGAAGGTGCGCGTAAATACTGGGGATAAACCTTAAATGTAAAACGATATGGACATCAAGAAAATTTACATCAGCGGAAAGATCACCGGACTGCCTGTCCGGGAGGCGATCGCCAAATTTCGAAGTGCGGCGGAGAAGATACGGCGGTTCGGGTTCGAACCGGTCAGCCCGTTCGACAACGGCCTTCCACTGGAGGCCGACTGGGCGGAGCACATAGGCAAAGATATCTCGTTGCTGCTTCGATGTGACGCCATCTACTTGTTGGACGATTACGAGAAGAGCGAGGGTGCACGCATCGAGTTGTGCATCGCCCTCCATCGTCGAATGCCGGTCTTTATGAACGTACGGCCCAAACTCGGATTTTTCAGCGTACAAACTTTCGAAGATTATGACAAAGAAAAAGTGTAGCTACTCTCGGTTCTATGCTATCGCCAAGGCGAAAGGCATCGACCTCGACCGGTACAAGGAAACTTTGGTATTGCAATTCACGGATGGTCGTACTTCATCGCTTCGGGAGATGATGCCGACGGAGTACGAAGATATGTGCGAGTGCTTACAGTCGGGTAAGATGATGGGAGAAAGTATTGCAGACCACAAAGAACGACTACGAAAAGCCCGTTCGGCAGTGTTGAAACGCATGCAACGCCTCGGTATCGATACGACTGATTCTTCATTTACCCCGGTCAACGAATTCTGCATGGATTTACGTATCGCAGGCAAACCGTTCGGACTATTGACCGTAGAGGAATTGCAGTCTCTTATTCCCAAACTGGAGGCGATTCTACGCAAGCCCAAAATCCGAAATACACAGTGCGCCGTTTCAATTCCGCTTATTATTCGATCCAACCAATTGCCGAGCTAACCATGAAACTTGTAATTAAAACGATATCTGAAGTCAAAGATGCCAAGGAGCATCTTGAAGATCAAATATCCTGCTTGCTGATGCAGTTCGAAAAAGATAACGGAGTACATATCTCCGATTTAAGCATCTATCCGCGTGAAATATACAATGAATACGGGAAAATGATAGGCCGTCAAATCGGAACCTCAATCGTTGTCAAATTATGACCAAACTACCTTACCGTCAGGCAATGCTGATGAAACATACGGCATGGATGAATACCCGCTTAATCGAGCGGGGCCCCCGGCCGGAAGACGAGCGGTACGTGCCGCTCGCGGTGCGGATGCTGACGCTGGTCGGATGTCTGAATTACGCGATGCTCGACCTTGAATCCGAACTTACGGCCTCCGGCTTGTTCCGCCACGAAACCAAACGCCGTTATACGCAGGCCCGGACTTTGGTCGCGCAGGCTCACGGCATCGCGTGGTCGATGCTTCGCAAGATCGACGACCGGGCCGCCCGGCAGTACAACGACAAGACAGACGAGGCGTATCGGACCATCAGCGGCTGCATCCTGTTGGAGGCTCCTCAAAGGTCTTACAACATCGTGTTGTCACTGTGCCGGATCATCAGCTCTCTCAACGGTCGGATTTCGGGTCGCTACGACTTCAACCCGGCCAAACCTCTTGTACGCATCCCGGCTCTGTTGGAGTGTACCGGGATCGAGGATTACAGGATCGACGAGATTATCGAATTGAATTTAACAGATTAAAGAAAATGAAAGTAATCGTTACCTTCTCAGGAGGTAAGGACAGCCTTGCGGCGCTGTTGTGGGTGCGCGAGCATATTACCAAGAACTTTACCACCGTGTTCTGCGATACGGGTTGGGAGCATCCACTGACCTATGAGTATATTAACCGTATCGCCGACAAGCTGCACCTCGACTTGGTAACATTGAAGTCGAAGAAGTACGACGGGATGGTCGATCTTGCGCGGCAAAAAAAGCGCTGGGCCTCGACGCGGGCGCGGTTCTGCACGATAGAACTCAAAACCAAACCGACGATTGACTATGTGCTGGACGAAGTTCAGGACAATATGCTGATGATTCAGGGCATCAGAGGCGCGGAATCTCCGGCGCGAGCCAAGATGTCGGCGCAATGTACGTACTTCAAATATTATTTCGAGCCCTACGGTTATGACAAAAACGGTAAGCCGAAGAAGCACAGCTACCGTGGTAAGGATGTCCGGGCATTTCGGGAAAAGTTCGCCGACGATTTGCTTCGGCCCGTGTTCGACTGGTCGGCGCAGCAGGTGATCGATTACATCCTCGCCGCAGGGTTAGAGCCGAATCCTCTCTACCGGATGGGCTATAAGCGCGTCGGCTGCTGGCCGTGTGTGATGGCAAACCAGCGCGATATTCTCAATATCGCCCAACAATCTCCCGAGCGTATAGCGGAAATAGCAAACTTCGAAAGAGAGTTGCACTCTTCTTTTTTTGGCCCGGATATGATTCCCTCCTACGCAATTACCAGCGGAGAGAAATATCCGACAATAAACGATGTCGTGCGCTACGTCCAATGGCAGAACGCGACGGGCAGTTTGTTCGACGACGATACGGCGACCAGTTGCATGAGCTTTTACGGATTGTGTGAGTAAACAATAAAATAAAAATAAAATGAAAAAATACACACAGGCAGATTTCGATGCCTTTGAGGTGATCGACGGAATCAAACAATGCCCCTCTGGAGATTACAGTGATATACAAGTATTCAGCGATAGGTGCTCTTTCGGTGAGGATTGCTC